AGAAATTAACACGGAAGTTGAAAGATTGGTTGTAGGTGAAGATGAATACGCAGAACATAAAGACGATTATATACAACGTCTTTCAGTTATTGAAACAAAAGTTGAGAATAACTACAAGATTTTAGTTAAATTAGAGGAACAGGTAAAGTAATAATGGCATATTCAGCAGAAGTAGTACAAAGATTTCAAGATGTACTAAAAAATCCAAAAGCAAACAATGTTGGACGTTTCAATCCTGATGACCAAGATGTGGCAACAGGAATGGTAGGCGCACCAGCATGTGGTGATGTAATGAAATTACAATTTAAGGTGAAAAATAACATAATTGAGGACGTAAGGTTCAAAACATATGGCTGTGGCTCAGCAATAGCGAGTTCCAGTAAAATAATAGATATGTTAAAGGGCAGGAGTTTAGAACAGGCAAGTGAAGTCACTGACAGACAAATAGCAATAGCATTAGACCTTCCGCCTATAAAACTCCATTGCTCTATATTAGCAGAAGCATCTATTGCGAAAGCAATAGAAGACTATAGGAATAAAAATGGTTGAATACAAAACGAAAGTGGCAGTAGCCGAACAAACACCTCCAGCTCCAGCAGCTGATACTCCTAAGATTTATCCAAGTAGAGGGTTATTTAAATATCGTGACACACGTGGCAAACTTTGGAAGTTTAAGACTGAAAAAGAAGCCAAAGCACATCTATCAGGAGATTCAGATGCTGTGGACGAAGATTAAAAATATATTTACTGGAAAGGATAAAAACTGGGATGGTAAGGTTGACATTCATGATAAAATGATTGAAGCTGAGGAGAAGGTTAATGCCCATAAGAAAGGTAAAAGGCGGGTGGAAAGTAAATAATACTCCCGGAATTTCTAAAACAAAGAAAGCAGCGAAGCAAAGACTTCGCGCTATCAAATACCGCCAAAAGAAAAAAGGGAAAGGACGTCGAAGACGTTAGGAGAAATAAATGAGAGCAATTAAATTGTTATCAGCAAAGGAAGCAGCAGGCAATAGTTTTGCCAATGGATCAACTATAAATGGTGCCACTAAAGTACTGTGCCAACACACTGGAGGTACTGCAGGAATTATAAATATATATAACGCAGCCGGAACAGTTGGACACACATGTAATCTATTAGCCGCAGGTAGTGGTGATTCTACGATAATACTAGCAAAAAAATCTGATGATGTAATGTCAGCAACTCAAGGTAGTATAGAATTTATTGCCTGTTTAACAGAAGATTAATGCCATACCGTAAGAAATTAAAGACTAGTCGTAGACAACGGCTTGGTAAAAGAGCTAGTGTTTCAAAAAGAAAAGCTAGCAAAAAACGCACTTCTTATCAAAAGTATAAGAAGGCACGAACACAACGATTAGGGAAGAGAAGTTAATGCTACATGAAATAGATTTACAACATTTGGATGCTCATTGGCTAGACGTTATTTCTAAAGCTGCACAAGGAGCATTAGAAAAAATAGATAAAGAGTCTAGAGAGGGTCCAGATAATGTTAGTCCAGAGCAAGTTGCAATAGCAACTATGGCTGGTGGATTTCTATACTTGTATCATTTAGCTCAAGTAAATCATCTAATTGATCCAGATAACACACCAATGACTTATCATTAATGTTAGAGATCAGTAGAAAAGATATTCCTGAAAGTGGCTTAGTAAATTATCCTTCGGAAGATAGGTTTATTAAACTTCCTATAATGCCTTATATGAATCTTTTAGGTGTTACACCTATTCCATCTCAAGTTGCAATAATCAATGCAATTAATAATCCAAAATATCGTTTTATCTGTGGTGCCGTTTCTAGGCGTCAAGGTAAAACATATATATCTAATATCATTGGACAACTTACAGCATTAGTTCCAAATAGTAATATTTTATTGATGTCACCTAATTATGCGTTGTCTCAAATTTCATTTGATTTACAAAGACGGTTAATTAAGCACTTTGATTTAGAAGTTACGAAGGATAATGCAAAAGATAGAGTAATTGAACTATCAAATGGGTCTACTGTGCGTATGGGATCAATAAATCAAGTGGATTCTTGTGTAGGAAGGTCATATGACCTAATAATATTTGATGAAGCAGCACTTGTAGATGGTAGAGATGCCTTCAATATAGCACTAAGACCGACTTTAGACAAAGCAAACAGTAAAGCACTCTTTATTTCAACCCCTCGGGGACGGAATAACTGGTTTGCAGACTTTTATTATCGTGGTTTTAATGATGAGTTTCCAGAATGGTGTTCTATAAAGGCAACTTATCATGAAAATCCTCGCTTTAGTGAGGAAGATATCCTTGAAGCTAGAAATTCAATGTCTCAAGCTGAATTTGATCAAGAATATATGGCTGATTTTAACACTTATGCAGGTCAAATATGGAAATTTAATTTTGAAGAGTGTATTGCAGACCTTGAAGAGCTTGATATATCAAAAATGGACGTAATTGCAGGTCTTGACGTGGGTTACAAGGACCCGACAGCCTTATGCGTAGTAGCATATGATTGGGACGTGCAAAAATTCTATGTTTTAGACGAATATCTTGACGCTGAAAGGACTACTGAACAACATGCGGTCCAAATTAGGGAATTACAGGACAAATATGATATAGATTGGATATATATTGACTCTGCTGCACAACAAACAAGGTTTGATTTTGCACAAAATTATGATGTTACTACTATAAATGCGAAAAAGTCTCTTTTAGATGGAATTGGCCAAGTTGCGAGTCTTGTAGATAATGATAATTTGATTGTAGACCAAAGATGTCGTCATACGATAGAATGTTTAGACCAATATCAATGGGATGCAAATCCTAATTTGATGAAAGAAAGGCCAAAACATGATGCGTATTCACACATGGCAGATGCTCTTAGATATGCGCTTTACAGTTTTGAGACATCTTCGACCACTTTTTAATCAGCAGACCTACAAAAAAATTATTCTTGACATTAGCGTGGTAATTTAGTATAATACAAAGTAAGAGAAAAATTAATGGATTTAAAGCGAGACCTAGTCAAATACGTTAGAGACAGAGCAAAGTCAAAGTATGATAAGGGAACGGAATGTCGGATTTGCGGAAGTAAAGAAATTCTCGACTTCCATCACTTCTACGGATTGACAGAACTGTTAGATAAGTGGCTGAGAGGTAATAAGCTTAATATTCAAACCGCCGAAGAGATAATGGATGTAAGAGATACTTTTATCGAGGAGCATTTACGAGAACTATATGAAGAAGCTGTCACTCTTTGTCATGAACACCATTTACGATTACACTCCATTTACGGCAAAAGACCCAAATTATTCACGGCCCAAAAGCAAAAGCGTTGGGTAGAAAGACGAAGAGAAAAACATGGCATGGTATGACCGATTTATAGGGAGAACAACTCCTATAGAAACAGAAGAAGAAAAAATTAATCCCTCACAATATCTTATTGGTCGAGAGGAAGGTCTGAATATAACTTCTAGAGAAGTTGTTACTAATTATAGAGATGCTTACGAAAAGTTAGAAGTAGTTAATAGAGCTGTAAACATAGTAGTAGATGATGTTGCAGAAATACCAGTAGATGTTGGTGGAAAAGTTGCTGGAATGACTCCAGTTTATAAAAATGTTAGAAGGGTTACTGTAAATAGATTACTAAATATAGAGCCTAATCCGTTTCAAGATATAAATTCTTTTAAAAGAAATCTGATAATTGATTTATTGATTGACGGAAACATTTTTATCTATTATGATGGTGGAAACAATGCTCTTTATCACTTGCCCGCAGAAAATGTAGAAATAGAAACAGATGATAAAACTTATATAAAAAAATACACATATCAGGGGCAAGTTGATTATAGTCCAGATGAAGTTATACATATTAAAGAAAATAGCTTCAACTCTATTTATAGAGGAGTACCTAGACTGAAACCAGCTTATAGAACAATGTTACTTTTGAACTCTATGAGAAACTTTCAGGATAACTTCTTTAAGAATGGAGCAGTACCAGGATTAGTACTGAAAAGTCCAAATACATTAAGTGAAAAGATAAAAGAAAGAATGTTAGCGGCTTGGAGAGCCCGTTATAATCCAAGTACAGGAGGTAGAAGACCTCTTATACTTGATGGTGGGCTAGAAATTTCTAATCTTACAGAAGTTAATTTTAAAGATTTAGATTTTCAAGCAGCAATAAGTTCTAATGAAAAGATTATACTACAAGCAATAGGCGTTCCGCCTTTGCTACTAGATAGTGGAAACAATGCAAATATTAGACCAAATCATAGGTTGTATTACTTAGAAACTATACTACCTATAGTACGAAAGGTTAATTTTGCATACGAGAGATTCTTTGGATTCGATTTAGAAGAGGATATAAGCGGAGTACCCGCTTTACAACCCGAACTAAAAGATCAGGCAGCTTATTACAGTACTTTAGTTAATACTGGAATAATGACACCAAACGAAGCCAGAGAAGCAATGAGAATGGAGCCGTT